CCAGTGAAATTTGGAAATTGGCTGATCATCCAATGCCTTATTTAAGTCGTTTGTTTGCAGCACATCACCCTCCTCATGCCAATCTTTTTTCTTACCGATTGACAAATTTGGAAAAAGTGCAACATAAAAAAATAGATTAACGGGGGAAAGCGGATGCTGCTTGAGCTGTTGGCATTGCCATCTACAAGCAGACGTAGCGAGTACCCCACCCTTTAAGGATAGATATGAGTACAGTAATCAGGGCCAGCGAATCTAATCATTGGTACACTCGTGATGGCGTTCCGCAGTACACGGTGGAAGCTAAGAAGGGCGGACTACGCTCCACAACCCTTCGTGATGCCCGAACAATGAATCTGGTGCCCTCGGTCACCACCATTCTTGGCGTGGCAGCAAAGCCCGCTTTGTTGGCTTGGATGCAGCAGCAAGTGCTGTTGGCCGCGCTGACATTGCCCAAAGTAGATAGCGAGACAGAAGAGCAATACATAGCCCGAATCATCCATGACTCGAAAGAGCAGGGGCGTGCGGCTGCGGATGCTGGAACAGACATCCATGCGTCCATACAAGGATTTTATGAAAACAGGCCAACAGGCAACCACAAAGCAAGCGTTTCAGCCTGCGTACAAGCGATCAACGACCACTTCGGCGATTGGGGCTGGGTATCGGAGCGTTCATTCGCACACGAACTCGGTTTTGGCGGTAAGTGCGACCTATATGTCCCTGCCGATGAACGAGGTGATGGCTTCGTCATTGACGTTAAGACAAAAGAATTCTCTGACCCCGCAAAGATCGAGGGCTACGATGAGCATCTGATGCAGTTGGCAGCGTACCGTGTAGGGCTTGGATGCCCCAAGGCACGCTGTGCAAACGTGTTTGTAAGCCGTAGCGTCCCCGGCCTCGTGGTGGTCAAGGAATGGTCATTAGAAGACCTCGACAGAGGTTGGCCGATGTTCTCCCACCTTCTATCCTTCTGGCAACTAAAGAACAAACACTCATGAAATACCTAACCGAAGAAACCATCAAGCAGATTTTTTTCTACTGCGATGTCCACGAACCCGACGCCTTGATTGCAGACGAGGTGGACATTGTGCAGTTTTCCAACAAGCTGCTTGCCTATGCCCATCCTCACTTAGCCAAAGCGGAGCATGAGCGTTGCGTTGCTATCGTGGCCGAACTGAACCCTGAAGTCGCCAAGGCTTTAGAAAGTCAGCGGCCATAAAAAAAGCCCCCAGAGGTGGGGGCTGAGTAGCAACTGCGTGCTGATAATACTCTACTGTGGTGGCCCAAGTTCAAAGGGCACGCCTACGTTACTCATGAGGCCTTGATACGAATCTTCTATCATCTTTTGAATGTAAGCACGCTTTGCAGGGTCTCGGTATGCGTCAAGAGCTTCTGCTCCTAGCATCATTGGAACCCCAGCGGGCGCTGTGTACGGGAACATGGACAATGCACCCCCAAGAGCGCCAACGCCTTTGGTTCCAACTTTGATGAGGTCACGTTGATCTTCGGGCTTCCTGTACTCGTGGGCACCTTCCGCTATGTCTAATCCAGCAGACAATCCAGCAAGCGGGGGGCCACCGTACTTGACTATGGTCTTTCCAACATCTAATGCGGTGGAAGCCAAAGGCTTAATCGTAGACTTAAACAAGTCGGTAACCGCATCCAGTCCTGCGGCAGCGCGTTGGCCTATCGTAGGCGGAGGAGGCGGTGCTAACGGCTTTGGCTTTGGAAGCTCTACCAAAACTCCTTGTGCTGGCGTCTCCCCTGATGCTCTCATCCTGCGAAGATCCAATGCATCTAACGCGGCTTCTTCTTTAGAAAGCGGCCCTTGCACTTTATAGGATGCTTTTGGACTGCCTTCGGGCGTCATCAAGCCGCCGTATTGCGGGTTTTCCACAAAAGTGCTGCTTGGGAAAAGTTGATTGATCCGATTTGTTGTGTCCCTGCGCCTTGACAGCAAGTCATGCACGCCACCTTCGTTTTTTGTGGTGTCCAACGCTCTAAGGGCTTCAATGTCAGTTAGGCCATGAACGGTTCCATAGTTAACAACAGCGCTTCCACGGCCAGTAGCTCTTTTAAGTCCATCTCCAGTAGCTTGAGGCGGGACAGTCTGCACATTGATAGGCTCTAGCCTGACCACGCTATTTGGCGGAGTAACATTTGGCGGCACGATTTTGTTAGCCTTGGCTGCTTTGTTTGCTTCATCTGCTGCTCTGGCTGCTATACGAGCCTCTTCTTCTACTTTTGCAATATCCGGCGCTTTGCGTATGTCTCTTTTATCTTTTGCGCCTAAAAGACCTTTTCCTGAAGCCACTAAAGAACCCGCAATGGTGCCAGAGCCGCCATAAAGAACACGCTCTGCTTTGCTGGCACCAGAAGCAACTGGTGGAGGGGCATTATCCTTTTCAGTCGTTTCCACTAAAACTGGTTTATTGGGGTCAACATTTGCTTTGCCTTCTGGTGCGCCCTCTGCTGTTGCGTCCTCTGTATTTGCGGCATCAGTAGCCGTCAATCCTTCGTATGTTCCATAGCTGCCAACATCCTCAACATATTGTTTAGCTTTTGGAGTCGGATCTCCACCATAGAACAAAGCGGCGTCAGTACCAGCAAAATAACCGTAAGCGGCCAACTGGGGTTTTTTTCCAGATTGATCCCAAGCCGTTTTTAAGTAAGCAATACCAGCCTTGATATTGCCATCTTCCGTCTTGATGTCGTCAAGACTATAGCCAACCATTTTTGCTGTGTCTGGCTTGATCTGCATACCGCCGATTGCTCCCGCATCGCTATTAGGCGAGTTGGGATTGAGCTTGCTTTCTTGGTAAGCAATTGCTATGGCAAGTTTTGGAGGTATACCAGCCTCTTTGGCTGCGTTGCCAACTTTGACGGCATAGGCAATTTGCGCTGGAGTGAGCTTGTCAAGGAATGATAGTTCGGCCATTACTTATCTCCTCCTACTAATTTTTTCAACGCGTCTTCGCTACTAATTTTTTTGTTTTCTTGTTTTTTCCCACCAGAAGCGGCAGCTTTTGCTTGGGCGGGTTTTGCGTCAGCAGCTTTGGCGGGATTGGAATACTTTAACTCGCCATTAATAATTTTTATTAAATCCTCGTTAAACTTATCCGATAGTTCTTTAACTTTTTTAGACCTATTGAAAGCAGACATATTCCCCTTCCAGTCATCCAGCATTTCTTCCAAATCTTCATGGTATTGGGCTTGCCGCTCAATCATGTCTGCTTTTGCTCGTACCGTTAGGCGAGTATCTTTGTCGGTCACCCCGGATTGGCCCATCAACGCTAAGTCGTAATTAGATGTGCTGCCTGAAAGCATTTTGCCTTTTGAAAGCTGCATTTGCGCAATCAACATACCCATTATCTGGGCCTTCTGCATCTCTTTAGGATCCAGATTAAGATTTCTTAAAATAGGCGCTAGATCTTGAATGCCAATGCTATATCCCGTAACACCAACTCCGCTTTGAGCAAGGTTAACAATTGCGGAAAATACGCTGTTGTCGCTAAAAGCGCCCAAAATTTTATCGGCTGATGGGTCTTCAGAAATTGCCCTAAATTGACGCGCAAAATTTTTGGCGGTTCTTCCAACATCTGCTTTTTTTCTGAGTTCGGCTTTGCGTTCAAGATCTTCTTTTTGTAAGGCTGCTCTTTCGTCCTCTTCCGTTTTTATTCTGGATGCGTTCTCTTTTAGCGCAAGCTCTCTATTAAAATCTAATTGAGCTTGATCACGTTTTAATTGGGCGTCAATTATTCCTTGACGGTCTTTTTGCGCAATGGCGTTACTTAATTCGCGCTCGGATTGTTGTAAAGCCTGAGCTTCTTTGCTCATAATTCCGCTTGAGGCGGTACTTCCGCTAAGAATAGCTCCCGCGCCTCCAGAAGAAGATGCGACAAAAGAAGGTGAGCCAGCAGCATTAAAAGAAAAACGGTTGGCAGAAAGTGCAGCAGCAGGTGCAGCAGCAGAGGTAGCAGCAGAGGTGGTAACGGGTGCAGCAACGATGGGAGCAGCGCGTGGGGCAAGTGCAGAGGGTTCGGCAGCAGCGGCAGGGGAAACAGCGGGTTTAACCTCAGACCCACCTTGTTCGCCACCTGTGTTAACAGGCGCAAGTGATTTAACCGGCTTATCGGAAGTTACTGGGGCACCAACAGTAGCGCCTGTTGAAGTTCTTCCTGACTCGTCTTTTACCCCAACAAATGCTTCAATTTGTTGTGGCGTAGCTGGGAAGTTATTTGTATATCCTGCCGCCGAGGCAGCTTTTGTTTCCGCTGCTGGAGTTACTGCCGCCGGGGCAGCTTTTGGTACCGCTGGAGGCATTTTTTTATTAGCGGCAAGATATTCTATTTCCCTAGTGCTTTTTCCAGCTTTATATGCTTCTATCCACTCTTTTGCCAGTCCAGCATTTGCAGCCAATTGATATTTGTCATTCTGTGATGGCGTCATCCTAAAAGTGCCGCCAACAGTTAAGTAATCATCAGGCTTTTGGCCGGGAACTTGGATGTCCAAGTAACCGCCTCGTCCGCCATTTGCCCAAGCATCAAAAATTCCATTTTCCCTTACCGTAAAGCGGTCTTGACCTAGCTTTGCCGCATCCATAAGCATGGCGGCTTTTTTCTCCTGATTAGGAAACATTGTTGCAAATTTAAGCGCGTCTTGAACACTAACTACCCTGCCACCAGAAGGCGTACTTGCCTGTTGCCCGTCTAAAGAGATTCCACCTTCAGGCATTTTTTCGGAAGCATTATCTCCGCCAGTAAACAATCCAAATGCTTTTTGGGCGCGAATAGCATTTTGTTGTTCGCGTTCAGCTTGCGCCATCATTAATTGCGCCTGAGCATCTTCAATGTCTTGCTGCCTAATTAGCTGTTGCGCCTCTTGTGCGCCTTTAAAGCCAGCGCCAAGCCCTTCGCCAAAGTTTCCTCTGGACGATAGCATCGCCTGACCAAACGCCATCAACGTAGGGTCGTAGCCAAGGTTCTGACGAGCCATGTATGCCTGCATTACCCTTTGGGTGGCACGCTCTACAGCATCGTCTGTTTCGCCCTCTTCAAGCCCATAGGCTGGGGTCAGCTTTGTTTTAGCAAGACCGGATAAACCACTTTTGTCAGCCATAATTTATCCTTATGGTTTTTCAACCCAATTGCCGTTATCATCCCAATAACCACCATTAAGGACTTCATCACCAGATTGATCAATTGGCGGAGAATAGGGTGAGGTTGGAGTAGTTGGATTTGGAAGATAACTTACAGCTTTATCGTAAAGTTTGGAAAGCCAGTTTGGAGTTTCGGTAACAACGCCGGTCTTTGGATCCACTGTTCTGGTTGTGCCAAGGCCAGCGCCAAGTGTTGCGCCAAGGCCGACAACCTGATTGAGCGGAGATCCTTGGTAGTAAGCGCTGGTTAATGGGCCTGTCTTGGTGGACGTTACGGTGCTTGGCGCTTGGTATCCACGCAGCAACGAAGAGACATTGGTGGCCGTCTTCAATGGGGCATCAAGCAGCGACTGTTGGTATGCCTGCTGCTCTGCGCCTGCCTTGGTCAATGCGCCAGCGCCAGTGAGTCCAAGAGCCTGCTCTTGAGCGCCAAGGTTGCCTTGCAGTTGACCGGCTTGGGTTTGATCCCGCACATTTTGCAAAGCCGCATCTGTAGCGCTTTTATAACCAGCAGACAAAGCTCCATACTGCTGTCCGGTCAGGTTCGACTGCAAGTCAGACATGGTTTGGCCCATTGCGTTTGCATAACGCTGGCTGCCAAGGGCACCGGAGCCTACAAAGCCAGCTTTGAGTTGCGGCATCAAGTTACGCTGGACGTTTTGCTCTTGCAAACGCGCCATCTCATCCACCACGTTGGTGGTGTACGGGTTCATAAACGCGCTGATCTGCGGGGCGGCACCAGCGGCTGAGGTGTTGGCGGTTTGCTCTGCCGCAGAGAGGCCGGGCTTGTAAGCCGCCGCCGCATCAGGGACTGCCGCATACCCTTGGTTCTGCATGGCCGTCAAAGGAGCAACCTGATTGGGGTTTGCCAACGCCTGCATACCAGCAGTAGACAACCCCGACATCAGGTTTGTGTAGTAATTCGGCGATGCCGTTGACGTAGTATCCGTTTGCGTTACATCTGGATTTGCGTAAACATCAAAGACTGACATATTTATCTCCTATTTCCTTGCTTGGGCAAATCAAGCGGTGCGCTTGAGAAAATCAAGCGGTGATTTGATCTGCGGAGGCAAATCCTTGGGTTTGGCAGAACGGGCATGGGCGCGGATGCCGTGCATCATGTCGTATAGTTTATCGCTTCCCGCCTTGGTTGAGCCATTTCCTATCGCGGCCACAACGTCGGCAGGGAAAACAAACTCCCCGTCAGCCAGCATGGCAGGAATGTCGTCAGATTGGCCGTCTCCAGCCCCTGTTACGGCGTCCCCGTGGCGAAAGTCCACCCGCATCTTGCCGCCAGAGGCCATCAGAGGGGTGCTTAGTCCGCCTTGGGCGTACTTCCCGTGCCGAGTGCCTGCCATGCCGCCTTGGGCGTAAGGAAGGGCCGTATAGTTCTGCGTGGATGCATCCTGCGCTTGGGGTGCCCCCATGTTGAGGATGTCCTCAATGGGTCGCTGGTTCCCGTAGGAATAAGAAAGGTCGTTCATTGCAATTCCTTGTGGTTGCACCCCGTATTCATTTTCATACCCTAGCGGCTGCTCTTGGGCCTTCAAAAACTTTGCCAGCGGGCTTTCAAACTGGCCGGTCAGTTGTTTAGCGGTCAAATAACCCGCAGCAAGTGGCGCTATTGTATTTGCCACATCATTGGAAGTCGATTGTTTTAACAACGATAGGCCGCTCTGCATCCCAGATTTTTGCTGTGCAGCATTTGAGGCATTTGCGGCAGACTGGTTTGTGGATATTTTTAACGCCAGATTACTTGCGGCCTTGTCGGCTGCGGCTTTATCTGCCGCCGCCTTTTCTTGTTCAAATGCGGCCTTCTGGATGTCGCTCAATCCAAGTTCAATCTCTTGGGCGGCAATGGATGTGGCCTCTTGCGGCGTTTTCCCGCTGCCTACCAATTGGTCAACCCGAGAGTTGAATTGGGACATCAAGTCGTTTGTTTTAGCGGGAATGCCCGTAGTCGTGCCCGTGGTTGTTCCGGGGGTAGTGATTCCAGCAATCGTCGTTCCGGTAGTAGCTCCGATAGTATCGCCAGTGGCCGCTCCGGTAGTAGCGCCGGTTGTAGTATTAGTAGTTGCGCCAGTGGTAGCTCCGGTGGTTGTGCCAGTCGCAGCACCTGTTGAAGTTCCTGAGCTAGTAGTTGTTCCGGTAGAAGTTCCTGCAACCGTTTCGTTAGTTACTCCGGGGGTAAAAACTCCACCAGTGGTTGCTCCGGTCGTAACCCCTGCGTCAGTTGTAGTACCTGAACCAGTCCCTGCTTCGGTAGTAGTTCCCGCTCCAGTAGTAGCGCCAGCTTCTGCGGTTGTATTGGTTGGAACGACAGGAGGAACTGTTTCAGTGGCCGTTCCTGCTGGTGCGCCAAAAACATTTTCTGTAGGTGTTTCAACTGGGGGAATTACTGGCGTAACAAGCTCATTGGTTACTGGTGCCGTAATATCAGGAGCCACAACATCAGGAGTTTTAACAACAGCAGTGGTTTCTCCTGTATTTGAATCTACGATCAAATCTACTTTAGATCCAGCCGTTGCATCACCTACCGTATTTACAGTGGACTGTTCGCCAGTGGAATCATTCTTAACCAATGAAGTTCCGTCGCCATAGATAGCCAGCAATGTGCCGACATCTGAAATGTCAAATGGGTTTTTTATAGTTGAGTCAACTGGCTTCTCGGCAACAACATCTGGTGGAATTGGCTCAACCGGCTTTTCTGCAACGGCATCAGTTGGCATTGGCTCAGATGGAGTCTGGGCGGGAGCCTCAACAGGCTGACCAGAAGAATTGACAAATTGTCCAGTCGTTGAATCAAATTTCGGCGGGTTTTTTGATGCAATGACAACAACATCGGATAACACAGGATTGCCATTTGCATCAACGCTTTGTTCACCGCCACTGCCGCTCCAATTGTAAAAAATGCCTCCAGTCTCTGGGTCGTATACCATCCTATATCCAGTAGGCTTACCATCAATGTCGGATGAAGTTACATATGAAACATAACCCTCTCCGTCAAAGTAAGCAGGAGAAAAGGTTGCATTTTTTGGCGCACCATCACGCGCAACCGCTGCGCTCAATGCATCAGATGCTGCGATTGCATTCTTGTTGTTGGCGTCTACATTTTGGATTGGGACATAGCGCGTAGGTGAATTAGTGCCACCACTTCCAGCGTCAGAAACTGTACCAGTGTTTAATGCGGCAGTCTGCTCACCACCAGCCATTGATGTGTCTATAGGCTTAAAAGTAGAGGCTTTGTATGCATCCAAGTTCCCACCAAAATTTTGATAGGCTTTGTAGTCAGGAAAGCCTGCATCAGTTGCTTTGGTATTTGCGTAACCCAATATTTCAGGGATGCTTGCTTCTGTGTAGTCCCTGCCAGCAAATTTTGCTGCCTCTTGGTCGGTAAGCGAAACTCCGTAATCACGCTGGGCTATGTTCTTTGCGTCAGACACAGACAACAAGCGCCCTGCTTTTTCGCTAAAGTTAACTTTAGAGCCATCTGAGCTAGTAAGGTCTAATGGCTTTTGATTGATGCCAGCAGCATTGGTAAATTGCTGCGACCCATCTTGCATGAATTTGCCATCTTTGGTCAACGTCATGCCATTGGATAAAACCCAGTTACCGGCGTCATCTTGTTTGGTCGCAGTGATAGCGCCTGAATTCAAGGCATCAATAGTTGCATCGCGTGTTGCGACTTCAGCCAAAGCCTTGGTGTAATTTTCTGCCGATTTGTCAGCGACAGCTTTTGTTGCAGACCAAGAGTCGTAATTTGCTTGGTAATTGTCTGAAGCGTCTTTGAGCTTTTGTGCAATGTTTCTATCATCAATAGTTGCAAGCGGAGTTTTATTGCCAAACAAACCGTTGACAGCCGTCATTGTTTTTGCAAGAGCACTATCATCTTGATGAATACTTCCTACTGGCTTTTCAATTTCGTATTTGATTGCATCAAATTTTGCAACATTGCTATTTATTTCATCTGACTTTGCTGTCAACGAATCAAGCATTGGCTTGTTGTCGTTGTACATCTTTGCGGCCTGATCTTGCAATGCATTTGCCCTACTAGCGGCAGCATTGGCGGCGGCAGCAGCAGCATTAGCAGAGGCAGCAGCACCTGAGTTCCCGTTTTCGTAAGAACTTACATAGCTATCGTAAGCGGCTTTTTGCGAATTAAATTCTTTTACTGCGGCTTCATTGTCTGCAATTAGTTTGTCATACTGTGTCTTAAACGGCGTGTACTTTTCATCAATAATTTTTTTGTAATCGGCAGAGTTTTTGTTTATTTCAGTGCGGATTGCTTCGCTTTCTTTTAGTTTATTGTCGTACTCTGTTTTTATTGGAGCGTAATCGGAGCCAGCTTTATCTAGTGCTTTTGTTTTTTCTGTGAATGATGCATACGAGCTTTTTGCTTTTTCCCAAAGTTCGGAACCCGCCATGTTTAGACTTGCGTAAGCAATGTAATTGCCAACAGCTTGCGCTGGATCGCTTTTGCCGGATATAGCGGTGTTAAGCGCCGTCGCGGTAGCGCCCTTCATTAAGTTCAATGCTTGCGGGCTAAACCCCCAATTTGGATCTTCGTTTACCGAGTCAAAATAACTGCTCGTTGAAGAATTAACCAGACCAGATGTAAAGCCAAAAGATATGCCTTCAGCAACTGACTTGCCGGTCATTGCCGCATTGATGCCACCCACAAGCGATGAGGTTAAAGCTGCGTTTGAAACCTTTGCAACCTGCACAGCCGTATCCGCTGGCAAATCAAACTTCTCCATCATGGAGTCGGTAAAGTCTCCAGACCATTCATTCACGGTGTAGTTCTTAATGTCTGCACCAATTTGCGTATCAGTCAAGAAGGAGGTTGTTGCATAAGATACGGCGGCAGACTTTGCAACATCCTCAAGGTTCCCGCCTTGGGCGGCTGTAATTGCTGCCGAGGTTACATAAGGAGGTATACCAAAAGACGCACCAACTGCCATCGCGCCATATCGCAACAACGTGGGTATTGGGTTTTTAGCAATTGCACGAACAGCATCTGCGCCATAGTCCACAGCAGATTTTATTTTGTCACCAGTCCATTTAATTGCATCGCCAGCAGCGTCGCCAACGGCTTTTAATCCATCACCAATTCTGTCGCCAACCCAATTAAATGCTTTTTCTGCTGAACTCATTGTTAATCCCTCTGCTTACCAGTTGAGACTGTAAAAACACTGTTATCTTTGTCAAAGTGCGTTTTAACCTCCGGATTTTTCATTTTCTTTGCAGCCAACTTTAGCAAAGTAACATTTTCAGGAATGTGAGCAAAAGCTACAAGAAAATCAAAACCAATTTTTCTGGCGGCAGCCATAAATTGATGCATATTTTCAATGTAATTTTTAGCGGTGTCAGCGTTGTAGCTTTGCACAAGACCAACACGGCCATCAAATGCAGCAATAGTAAAAAGGGTATTGCCTTCTCTGATGCGTATCAAGCCCTTATTGCTGTACAACTTAATCATCGTGGCATAGAGCATCCGCTCAGGGGACACATGGGCCTTCTTAGCGCCATCAGCAACTATTTTTTGCCCGTACTTGTCCTCGTGCGCCGCTACCAAAAAAATATCTGTTGGAGTAAGCATATGCTGCTTTGAGTCTACGGGATGGATTCCTTGTGCGGCCATACAACTACCCACTTAAACTTGGATTTACGGCGTTCACCAATGAAAGCGCCCACTCCTGCCAATCATCAAATGCATCCGTCTGCGGGATGGCTTCGTTGGCAAACACATCAATTGCTTTAAGACCATTTCCCCACGTCTTCCAATCAGTGGTTGGTGATGGTATCTCAAGCTGCTGCGGGGCGTACAGTTCGCACATGAGCGATGCCCACGAGTCAAACGTGTGATACCGAGGGTCGTATATCTGTGCGGGATTAAGTGCCATATGGCCTCGTATCGCCGATCTCAGCGGTGACCAAGAGCTTACCAAGCTGGTAATTCCCGCCAACAACATTGGAGACAAACCTTAGCCTGATCTCCCTGCGCTGTTCGCGCATATCCAATTTGCCGGTGTTCTCATCAAAGACGTATGGGCCAGTAGTTACATCCTCGGCCTGAGCAAATGGCCGTCCGGTGACATAAATTTCCATCTCACCAGATTGCACAAAGTCAGGCTCAATGCGGTCAACCCGAAGCCATTTATTTATGCCATCCATTGCTGGCTGCGATGGGCCACCGCCTACCCAGCCCAAATCATTGGTCTCAAAATAACTTGGAATGGCGGTAACCTCTTGGCCGTTGATCTCGTCGGTTCCAACCTCGTGCTGGTAGAAGTTGATTAAATCTGGCGGGGTTGAAAACGTCAAGGTATTTGTTCCTGTTGCCGTTGCGGCCAAAGAAAGCCCAATTGCTTGCGCGTAAATAGCAGACACAGGCACCGAAAAACCAGAACCAGTTCCGCCTATTGATGCCGCCGTTGCACTCAGCACATTGCCAACAACGTAGTTTGATCCTCTGGCCGTGATGGTCACAGACGTTACCGCAGCACCAGAAACAATAATAGTTGCTTTTGCCCCAAATCCCGATCCACCAGTAAGGTTTACATTGGTGTACGTCCCATTGGTGTACAGCGAACCGCCAGTAATAGAGCCAAGTGTTTTTATGTTGCTTGAAGTAATTCCAATCACGGTCGTGCCAGAGGCTATTCCTGTACCAGAGACAACTTGCAACAAAACAGCAGACGATTGATAGGTGTCTGTATATGCAAAGTAGCTGCCAGTTGTCAGCGTGTAAGCGGCAGAAAAAACAACCGTGCTTTCTGTGGTTGTCCAGCCAGCTTCAATTGGGTAAGCAAAAACTTGCGAGAAGTACCCTGAGCTACGATACGCACCCGTTGATTGGCCTACGTCATACCAAGTGTTTTCACGCACGTTGTAGACAATGGCATCAGTGCATTCTGTAGCGTCCCCGCGAGGGTAGAACCACCAAATCTCACCAAACCTTGGCACCTTGGTAACCCATACTTTTTGGCGCTGGTTGTAATTCAGGTTATCAAAGAACCAGTTCTGGTTCATTGTGTTTGGTATCTCTTTCACAACACCGTTGTACATCAGGAAGCGGTCAACGCCACACCAGTAATACACACCATCGTACTCAATAGCGCACTGGCTGGACATGATGGATGACTGGCTGCTGATGATGTCGTAGCGCCAGTATTGGGCAGGAGTTCCTGTCCCGCCGATGTAGGACACGCGAATAAGGCTGTCAACGCTCCAAAACAGGCCAGAAGGCGAGTTGGAGCCGCCCCTGACGGGTAATCCTTGGACAATCTTTCCGGTCGCTACATTGGTCGCATTTGCGTCCGCAGACACCCAGTCGTTGGTATTGCCTGCCGCGCAGTTTTGGATTAGGCCATTGTTGCCATACACAAACACATATGGGTGCAGGGATACAACCCCACCAGAGACCGAGATGTTGTTGTTGAACGTGATCGTGGTTGCGCCAGAGCTTGCAGTTGCCGCATTTGAAATTGTTACTGCTTGGAATTGACCAAGGGTAAAAACAAGCCCAGTAGTAGTACCTACGGTGGTGACGATTGCAGCTCCACCAGAAGTTGCAGACAGGGTAAAAGTGGTCGCAAAGTTTGTGGCAATGATGTAATAGGTTGTGTTGGTCGCAATGCCAGTTGCAGTGCCTGTCAGCGTGCCAGAAGTCTTTACCGTTTGACCAACAAACAAACCTGCGGTTGAAGCGCAGCTACATTGACCAGCTATGCCCGTAACGGCAACAGTGACTAAGTTTGGCGCAGAAAGCGTTGAAGCGGTAACAGTAGTGCTTGCGGGGATGCCTGTGCCAGAAATAGATTGACCAGCGCCAATCAAGGTGTTGGTGGTAGCCAACGACATTGTGGTAGTGCTATTCAACACCACGCTGGCAGTAAACACGCCAATCTGACTCATTGTTGATCCAACAATGTCGCCTATCAAGACCGGCGTATTAACAGTATTAGTGATGTCACTAAGGTTTTGACATGGGGCTGCAAGTAATGATTGAATGCCAGAGCCAGACACATCATAGAAGCCGTCAAACTGCCACAAGTTGTTGTTTGAGGCGGTGAAGTTTGAAAGCGTGTAATTAGTGAACCCAGAGCCAACTCCATTGTTGTCAACGCCAAAAGATTGCAAGCCGTTGTTGTACCCGCTGTAAATGTAGTTTATGCCATTTTGAGCATTTAGCCAGACGCCACGCGAAGGGCCAGTCAATTGAGAAGTCATTACCCTGTACCCGCCAATCTTGCGGGGGCGTCCACGCTGGAAACGAACCCATTGACCAGAGGTGTAAAAATTTTTGTCAAAGACCGTTCCATCCCGCTGAATGCCGGGTTGCGTGTCAAGAGAAAAAACTTTTTGTCCCATTAGTATGTACCGCCAAAAACTCCGCCAGTAAATGTGCCAGTGCCAGTAATCAACAGTCCTGTTGCAGTAAGGTCAAATCTTTGAACCCCAAGGACGGAAATGCCAAACTCGCCAGAGCCGGGACGATAAATACCTGTTGAGGTCTCTGAGCCAAAGTTCAACGATGGGCTACCCGCCGTTCCATCAATAAGCGACAAGGCAGCAGATCCAGCAGTAACTGTTGCTGCATTAAGCAAGTTGGTGGAATCGCAAACAAGAATTGCTTGCTGGCTTGCAGTGACCGTTGCGGAGGATGCTCCAGACACATTGGTGGTAAATGTGATTGTGTATCCGGGGCCACCACCATTGGTTTGGTTTGTGATGTAGTAAACCTGAATTGTTTGTGGAACCACAATGGTGACGTTACCAGTCAAAGTGCCCGTGTACTTTTGAATGGTGTTTGACGCCTCTGCGGCGGTCAATGTGTACGTCCCAGATACAACTGCCTTAGTCAACTGGCTAAAATTAAATTGCGTGTTTTGACCAAGACCGACCGTGTAAAAAGCTGAACCAGAGCAACAAATAATGCAAGAATCATCTGGCTGCAAAATAATAGAAGCAGCGCCATTGATTAGGTTGCCGCCTGAAGGAGAGACAGTCAATGTTCCAGTGCCTCCGTTTCGCAGCAGCATAAACCAGTTATCGCCAAGTGTGCCAACAGAAGACAGTGTTAGGGTTCCAGAGCCGCCAGTCCAAATGTAAGATGACGCCCTATCGGAAGAGACCGCCGTGTAATTTGTTCCAAAGGTTTGTACAGGGTATGCGGTATTGAGCGTGTTGGTTATTGCAAGCAGCCCATACCCAGCAAGCGTTGCCGCATCGGTGTTGGATGATCCCAAGCCAAACGCAATGATCCCCCAAGTCCCGTACTCATCAGGATTGGCGGTGATGTATATGTATTGAGCCTGACTTGGCTGCACAGTAACGATTACATGGGAACCAGAGTAGTCGTAAACCGTAACCGCAAAGCTACCAGTGTTTCGAATCAAAGCATCCTGACCAACAGACGTTTGATTTGCCGGAGGCATATACAGGCCATATGCAGCAGATGGAGAACTAACCTGCATAATCCGAGCGGCAACACTGTCTGTAACGCTGCCATTGATGGGCCATTCCAACTGCGTGTTAGCAGCCAGAGTGATTGAGCGGAACGATACGTCCGTAGGCTGGATTACTTGTCCAGTAAAAGGTGATGTAAAACTCATTATGAATCCCTTGCAATTGCTTGCCTGTCAGCCAGCCGGTTAAGATTTTCGGTTTGCAAAACCGCAATGATCTTGTCGTACTGCGCTTGCCACATTGGTATGCGCTCGTCGTTTTTGAGGAATGGCATTGCTTGCAACAAAGATCCGTACAGCAGAGCTTGCGGAGCGTACTGGGTAAACCAGTTGCTTTGGTTGGACGAGTCAAGCGGTTGGTTGCGCTCGTAGTACAAGACCTCGTAGCTGTATGCAACCGCTGGGGTGGGTGCCACCAACCAGTGTTCGTAATCGTAATCGCAGAAGTACAGTGGAACGTCCGTTGAACTGGCGTTAGGCCAATACTCGCGCAGGTATTCGTAAGTTCGCAGAAGAACGGGCTGGCGCTTGCTTGAAACGGTCACATTCATGGATACCGTCTTGCGCCAACGGGCAGGCTTTGCAATCGTGGCCTCTCCCAAAACCATGTTGCTGCCCACGACCACCAAGTTGCCAAGGAATTTAATTTCGGATGCAATGATCTGCTCGGCCAGCATGATGAACTGAGGAATTTTTGCCAGCGTGGTGGCGTCCGTCCGCTCCAAATAAGACTGAATGTCTTCTACAAGGGAGTCATACGTCATTACCGAAGCGGTCGTCATACATTCCTCTCAAATCAGTCCTTATTACCCTTGATTGTAAGGGCGGGTGCCCTGTTTGTCGATAATCAAAACCTGACCACGAGGCTTGCCTTTGGGGTCGTTTGGCACCGAAATATGCGTCCAGCGGTCAAACTCACGAATTAGCTGATCAAAGGGCAGCTTTGCAGCCATCACCGCCTTGACTACACCGTCGGGGGCCACGCCGGGTACACGAATGTCAGCAGCACAACCGACCCGATGCTGAGAAGTGTCTTTACTGCCCACTGCATCATTTACTTGTTTGCTCCGAAATGCGCTATTGACCATGATCGGTACGCCACCCAAAACGCTTTTAACTTGTTCCAAAAGGACAGCCAAGCGCTTGAGATTTTCTGTTTCAGTAGGGTTAGGTTCATTTTTAAATTCTCGGTGATCGGTAACGATTAATTCTTCCAACGTGAAATTAGGTGTCAAGTTCATTTAGAACCCCTCATTTTTTCGTATTGGTCGATGCAGGCGTTAAGGTTACGGATGGCTTGATCTCCTCGGCTGGTGAGATCGACAAGAGCTTGAGCAACTCCTGAGTCAAGCTCGGCTCTTGTTTCTGTATTTCCACTGGCAACGGTGGTATCTGCGGGGGTATGTACTGGGCAGGCGGGGGCTTTGACAGGAATGAACAGCTTGCGCTCACCATTGGCAATATCAGAACGCAGCTTAGTTTCTTTAGCTTTTGCAACATCGTTGGATTTCCTTAAAGTTTCGGCATACGTTTGGGCAACTTCACCCATACGCTGTTCTGCTTCCCGTGCTTGCTGGTTTAAACGGGCAATTTCAATTTGCTGACGCGCATACTCACTTTGCTTGCCACTGTAATATCCTGCGCTAAAACTACCTAGCAACGCCAACACAATGCCAAGGATTACCCAAGGGTTAAATAGGCTTAACATCATCGGTTTTCATCATAGCGGCAGTCTTATCTTTGCTCGACTTGCTTGATCCATAAAAGAACGAAATGATGGTGGCGACTGCTGTTCCCAACAGAAAGCCCAAAATGATATTGGCGAAGTCCCTACCGCCTATTGGCAGTTGGAAAAACGTCACGCAGAAAAAGTAAATAACCGAGGTTACTGACCAGAACCAAGCAAAGTAATAGATGAAATGCTTGGCAGTTTTGTCATCGGGGCTTATGGCTGTAACTTCAAACATAATTTAGTCCTTTCCTGTCAGGGTTTTGATGGGTTTGCTGACTATGGTTTTTTCTTCAAGGATTGCAATGTGCATCCTATTCTCAGCAATCTGGTCACGATTACGTTGGATTTCTTTCTCTAAATCTTGGCGTAACTTTTCCCGTGCAAGTTCTGCTCCAGTGTTTGATGCCTGCTTGTTGTCTGATGTAACAACGAGCGAAATTTTGCTGTTGAGGATGGTGACCTCATGCGCCAAGTTTGACAAGGCGCTCATCAAGTAGACGACGCAAGAAAATAACAGAGGAAGAAGAGCGAACGTAATCTTCTCAATGAGTTGACTTTTTGCTTCCATGCTATGAATTTTTTCCTCGCTCATAGTCCAAGCACCTTCTTGACAAATTCGGCGGCAACGCCGGGGCCAAGCAAAACTGCAACAATCACCGCATAAAGCAGATACTCTATTTTGGTCATTCGGATGCTGCCAATATCTAGCGACTTAGAGATACTGTTGTATCTTTCAGCGCAGACAGCCTCGTGAACGGCTAAACGAGTTTCAACCTGAGAATCATCCATTTTTTTCTTCTTCTGGCGCAACTTCAACAACCGCCGAAGTGGCGACTTGCTCCTTGGCTTCGTTTTGTACGGACTCAATTAGCTGGTAAACCTCTTGGTAAGGGCGAGAACCCAAGTAACCGAGAACAGCGTTTACAGTTTGAACGGACAAAAATAGTTTTTCCATGATGCTTCCTATTTAGGGTTTAGGATATTTAGCTTTTACCGCCAAGCAGTCAGCTATGTACTTGTCAATCTGTGCCTGATCACCCTTTACAACGCCGTCAAGGTAGTCGGTCATTGGTGGGTATTCTTTACGGCGCTTTTGCGCGTAAGTTAGGCTTGCCTCAGCGGCAGCTTGTGCGGCGGCAACTTTAGCGGCGGCAGCTTCCCGCTCTGGTCGAGCCAACTCAACAATTGAGTCAAAACCAGTTGCAGTAGAAGTAGAACTCTTGCGCTCTACCAACCAAACAGGGGCGCGGCTTTGGATTTCTGCAACAAGCGCATCACCCGTCAAAAATGCACCCTCAACGATTGGCACGTCGATTGCGTAGGTTGCAATGTCTGTTCCAAAATTACTGTAAGTTACTTGAATTTGCCCAATTGTTGCATCCGCAGAAATAATACGATAGTCCATTACGTTTGACCTCCACCAGTTGTGCCGCCAGTAATACCAGCGCCAGCGTTAACAAAAGATTTACCAACTAAACAAGCCCCACCAGCACCAACAGTTCCAGTAAAACCTATACCATCTGGAAAATTGCCCCCCGTAGCTACTGATCCCGAAGACGCCAATGCGCCGCCAGCCCCACCCGTCATGCCAGTAGCCGTTCCGCCTACGTTGGTGGCAGAGCCTCCAGCACCGCCGTTGCCAGCAGAACTACCGCTTCCGGGAGAGCCAGCAGTGCCATTACCAGTGCCTGTACCGCGTGCGCCGCCGCTGCTAGAGTTACCTTGCCCGCCGCCTCCACCGCCGCCGCCGCCAGTTACATATGATGCACTACCGTCAAATGAACTAGCAGCGCCACCACCAGCGCCACCACCGCCACCGCCGCCAGCAACACCGCTGGTGTTAGTCCATGTGATTGCCCTACCAACAGACACCGCAGGGCCTCCAGAAGTTCCGTTTCCGCCCGTGGTATCGCTGCCATTACCCGGATTAGTAGCCCCAGCGCCACCAGTTCCACCAAAACCTATAACAGTACCGTTGTTTATAACAGCAACCGTATCGGCAGCATCCCAAGAGGTGTCTACAGTGAAGGCGTAAGAACCTGCGGAAGCAGAACCAACAACAACAGCATTGTTAATTGTAAAAGTAACATCAGTTTTACCAGACTGGTAACCGCTAACTTTTGCTGTGTTTGCAAGGTAGTTTTGGGTACTGGCGCTGATAGTTATGGTAACGGCAAGCCTTCCAGCGCCCTTAGCCACAAGTAATTGCTGTATTGCGCTCATGTTATGTCAGCCCAGAACCTGTGATAACCCAAGTCGTACTGGTCATCTTGACAGCAGTTGCGACACCATATTGCGCCAAGGTGCGGCTACCGGTTGTACCTGTGCCGCCTAGATAAAGCGTGTCTGTTGTGATGGCAATAGTAACTGCATTGGTAGACATGTTGATGAACGTCACAGCAGTGCCAATTGCGTAAGCAACAGAAGCATTAGCAGGAATTGTGTAAGTAGCCGCCGCTGCCGCCGCAGCATGGTAGATGTGCTTGCCTGCATCCCCCGCCACAAGTGTGTAGCTGCCAGTCTGTGCATTTTGTGGGATGTTGATGTACCCCACTCCATTTGTGCCATCTACCGTAGTGCTGCTTAATGTTCCCGAAGAAGGAGTACCTAAAGCGCCTCCATTCACAACAAAAGCACCCGCAGTGCCAGTATTTACACCAAGCGCAGTTACAACGCCAGTGCCTGTTGTGGTTGATGCAATTCCTGTGCTTGCGCCACCACCAATCAATATTGCGCTTGCCGCTAATGTTGCGGTTTGAGTAACCAATCCGCTTGTATTGTTTACCGCATTACCAATTGCTGTAACCACTCCTGTGCCGGTCGCAGTGGTCGCTGGGGCGGTTCCTGCGCCTCCACCAATCACAATTGCATTTGCAGCTAATGCAGCAGATGTAGCCCAAGTTGTACCGCTAGAAAAGTAAGGAATACCGCCCGATGTTCCCGCAATCGTAAATGCTGGCGTTGTTGTTGCCGTGGCAATCGAAACAATGCCGCCCGTCCACCCAATCGATGTAACTGTTCCAGTTGCAGCAGTACCCCAAGTAGGTGCAGCGCCTGTGTTTGCTGTTAAAACTTGTCCAGTCGTTCCAGCCGCTGTTGCAACAGGCGTAGCTCCAGCGCCGCCACCATAAACAATGCCGTACTGAGTCAATACAGCAGATGTTGCCCAAGCAGTACCGCTGGTAAAGTATGGAATGCCCCCGCTTGTTCCAGCTACAGTTAAAGCCAAAGTGCCGCTTGATGTAATCGGAGACCCGCCAACAGAAATAATACCGCCAGTAAATGACTGAGCAACCGATGTTACTGTTCCACTAGCTCCTGTGGCAGCTATGCTAATAGTGCCACTACCATTGGTAATAGATATGCCAGTTCCAGCGGTAAGCGTGGCTTTTGCCAACGTGTTGCCAGTTGTATTGCCAATCAGAAGCTGGCCGTCTGTGTAGCTTGTTTGGCCTGTTCCGCCAGAGGAAACCGCAAGAGTTGTAGATAGTCCTGCTGCTGTGCCGGTGGTGTTTTGATTTAATGTTGGGAATGTGCAGTTTGCCAAATTTCCAGATGCGGGCGTTCCCAGAGCAGGCGTGACCAATGTAGGGCTGTTGGACAAAACAACATTGCCAGTACCCGTAGAAGTTGTAACTCCCGTGCCTCCGTTTAAAACTGGGAGCGCTGTCCCAGAATAGGTAACGGCCAAAGTCCCGCTTGTGGTGATTGGGGATCCAGCTATTGACAAGAAGGAAGGAACAGACATCGCCACCGAAGAAACGGTGCCGCTAGATGATGTGTTGGAGGCCAACAACTTAACGGTGCCCGCGCTGTTTTTAAAGTACAACTTTTCATCCACGGTGTTCAGCGCAAGTTCGCCTGCAACCAAATTCCCCGACGACGGGGCCGCAGCAGCCGTGGTGCTGTAGTACAACGATATGGGGGTGTAACCTGCCTGTGCCATATTTTTCCTTATTTATGTGTTTACAAGACCGTCATAAGGCAATCCACCAGTATCCTCAAGCAGCGGTAAATCTGGGCGAGGGAATCGGATTGTGATGCGCTCGGTCTTGCGTGCTGCTAGGCGGTATGGATCAAGCTGGTCAGCGCAACCCTCATTACACACCCGCAGGCCGGGGAAGTTTGGATCGTTCCTCATCACCGCATGGGGGCGCTTCATCTTGCATCTGTCGCAAATTGCGATTGCAATGTCTGAGTAACCAAGGGTATCCAGAAAGACTGGCATGATTACCTCGTGTAAACGCTGATATTCGGCGCAAAGTAAATTGGAGACTTGTCGCGCTCTTCTTCCTCTGCTTGCGACAGGTACTTCGCGGCCTGTGTTTCAAGGTAAGCAACGCGATTCATGTCCACGCCGGGCAACTCCAACGACATCTGGTGGGCCAGCATACTCACCACGGCCAAATACCAGCGCTGAGGCACCTCTAACTCGCCATACAGGTCGCCAACGTCCATGACTTGCCGCGAGTACCACACCGTCATCTGATAAAAGGCATTTTGGGGCGTCGGCCACAACACAATCTCGCTTTGAGGGATCGTGCGGTTAAACCAAAACTGGAACGGCTGGTTGGCCGTGAAGTTCTTATTGGGCAGGTTGGTGTAATCGTCGCGGTTCAGACGCGACATGGTGATCTCGGTAGAGTTGTTGCCTAGATACCACTCACGCAGGCTTAATGTCGTGCCGCTGTAAGCCCGAATCCGGTAATACGGCACTGTCTGGCCGTTCTCAATGTCCGTCCATACCCACTCATTGTCCACCACGGTGATGGTGCCAAGATCAACAAGCGTCTTCCAAGTGATGTTGTCTTGCGAGTATTCGTAAATAATCGACCAAGAGCCAGATGCCGCAGGAAGAAAGCCAATTGACCCTATAAAAATGGGATTTGAAGCACCGTAATCAACCGAAATATTGCCATTGGCCGTGGTCTGGGTGCATATCGTATCCACATCGCCGTCGTAGACGTTACTTACGGTGCCGCCACTAGAAGATGTGTACGAGCCAGTTGGACGCTCTAGCCAGCGATACAAGGCGTTTAGAACGTCATTACCACCAACAGGCAGCAGGTATATTGCTTGGTCAGGGGAGAAGCCGTAAACCTTCTTGTTGATGGCCCAATACTGGATGCCAATGTTGATCAGATTGGACATCAGGAAAAACAAGGACTCACGGGCCGACAGAACCTGCTCGGAAGTCAACTCCTCGGCCAGCTTGCCGCACCGACGAGCGCCGTGGTCAATCAGGGTTTGGACTGTGATTACCGTCGTCCCAACCGTTCCAGAGTAGGCCATGTGTTTTCCTTTACCAGCCGGGGCAGTCCCACCGCTTTAGCGATGCTTTGGCGCGTGGAGCGTCCCCTTTTGAGTGTTCGACAACGCCAGACATCCTAGCGCAGAAAGAATCCTTGCGTGCCCCGCCTTTTGGCTGCGGCGCTTTGAGATTGGATCCAGTCTCTCTATTGTATTTCTCTCGGCCTTTTTGCGTAAGCCCTGCACCACGGTCAACGGACAACTTTTCTCCGCGACCAACTGCAAGGCTTACATTCTTCTTGCTCATTTTACTTTGGCGGTCTTTGCAGACTGCTTGAAGGCATCAGCCGTTGGCGCACCTTTGCTGCCCACTCGGCGCATCTTTTCGCCAGAGCCTTCAGCAATTCTTTCGCGTTTTGCATTGATGTTGTCATATAGACCGCCTCCTTTAAACTTCTTGCCCTCATCAGCTTTGGAAAATTCCTTGCCAACTTTTTGGGGGATGCCAGCCTTCTTGGCAAACGCAGGGTTATGTGCGACCGCCTCCATCAAACGGTGTTGGGCAGGTGACTTGCTGGGCATATTAAGCCTGTGCTTCTTTCCAAGAAAGACGAGCCTGAATGGTTGCTCCGCCAGTTGTGGTTGCAACAACGTACAGCACATCGGGGCCATCTGGGTACAAGCCAGCTTGAGTTGTTGGAACGGTGTTATTCACACCACCACCCAAAATTGAATTGCCCAAATCGCGCACACCACCCAAGTCCAAAGTGTTGATGCCAATTGGAACGTAAAACGCCGCCAATGATTCTCCGCCCGAAATGGTTGCA